AAATAATAGAATATGTATTCTACCACCGCTTATCTTTACCAACAAATCACACGAGTGCTCTTAGTAGACACCAGTGGAGGATACTTTACTGCGAGGTACGACCCTGTGTACGCCAAAACCCTAACCATCAACAAAGGTGTTGACAATGTTCTATTGTTTGAGTTCATCAATCAAGATCAGAAACCTGTAAACATCACCGGTAGCACATTTGTGTTCCGATTAATCGACCAATCCGGCAGTCGACTACTATTGGTCAAAGACATGGAGACCCTGAGTGCAAGCACAGGCCGTGTGAAAGTGGTTCTCAACAGCGCAGACACCATTAACATACAATCACAACCTGCCAGCTACAGCATAGAACGTGCCGCCGGCGCTTATGTACAAGCTGCGTACACCGGTGCGGATAGTGCAGCTCGTGCTGATTGCAATATTGTAGATAGTGTGTTTCCTAGTTTCATCCCCAGTGCCGAATGCACCATCCCGGATCTATATGGAAAGAATCAATATGTTGGTGCAGCACCCACAGCATTTCCTGACTGGGCATTGACCCCGCAACCGGTCAACAGCATACAAGCAACTGAATTTTATTCCAGCTACATCAACACCAACCAAACATCGTTTACCACCGTTAAGTTTGATCTTGTGCATTATACTGGCACGGTTAAAATACAAGCCGCTGAGAATTACGAAGCGGTATGGACCGATGTGTCAGAAGCACGTCAATATCTAGATGACACCGTAAGCGATTACTTCAACATAGTAGGATTCCATCCTTTGCTTAGATTGGCCATGAACAACAGCATTGGTTACGGCGCCAGCGGAACTGCCAATGTGGTGGATGGAGTGGTCACTGGCATCAGTTTGAATAGTTTAGGACAATATTATGTGGCTGCACCATATGTGCAAATCTTAGGTAACGGTGCAGGTGCCGAAGCAGTGGCCACGGTCAATCCAGGTGGAACGGTCAGTTCAATTAACGTGACCAATGGTGGTTCGGGATACCTTCCATTACAATTCCAAGGATCATTAGCGGCCACAGTGATATTCTCAAATGGCTTGATCCGCAACGTACAATACCGATAATCGTTGCGATTGCTCAAACAATCTGTTAAACTATACGGATGCTAGACATCCTGCAATATCTACCGGCAAAACGCAAAGCCACGCCGTCGGGTTGGGTATCGTTTAACGCTGTGTGCTGTCAGCACAATGGCAGCACAGCGGATAAACGAAGCCGCGGAGGTCTCAAGCCCACAGAATCTGGTTGGAGTTATCACTGCTTCAACTGTACCTACACCGCCAGCTTTATCCTTGGCCGCCCAGTGAGCTTTAAAGCCCGTAGGCTCTTGGGCTGGATGGGTGTGCCGGACGCAGAGATTGATGCGTTGAATCTAGAAAGCCTAAGGCATCGTAGCATACATGGTATCATTGATGATCGCCAAAGGCTGTTCAATACCTTGGCGGATATACGATTTGACGAACAAGAACTGCCGCCATTGAGTGAGTTGCTGACAGGCGAAGATCTGCGTAGAGAGTACCTAAGGCTTAGGTGTGTGCCTGATGACTATCCCGTGATGATACAGGATCATCCGGAACAAGCATGGAAGCATCGCCCCAGCGTGATCATACCATTCACCTATGACAATCGCATAGTAGGACACACACAAAGATTTTTAGACAATCGCACCCCCAAATACATCAGCAACAGCCAACCAGGATATGTGTTTGGTACAGACTTACAACACTCAGACTGGACACATGTGATTGTGGTGGAAGGTATATTTGATGCGTTATGCATTGGTGGCCTAGCAGTGATGCACAGCACCATATCAGATGAACAAGCCAGATTGATCCGCAGTCTAGGTAAAGAGATCACAGTGGTTCCGGATCAAGATCTAGCCGGAATGGAACTGGTAGATCGTGCTGTGGAACTGGGTTGGGCAGTGAGTATGCCACCTTGGCCGGTCGACATCAAGGATGTGAATGACAGCGTGGTTCGTTATGGGAGGTTGGCAACTTTGCTAACTATATTTGAAAACAGAAACACCAGTAAGATCAAAATAGAACTAAGGAAAAAGCAACTTGTTAAAAGATTACAGCATTGATGTACAGAAATTATTCCTGGAAATGATATTGGAGGATGCTGCCAGCTATGTGCGGGTGCAAAACATTTACAATCCAGAGAACTTTGATAAGAGCCTGCGAGCAGCAGCAGAGTTTATCAAAGAACACAGCGAAAAACACAAAACACTGCCGGACATCACGCAGATATCGGCCACCACAGGAATCCGACTACAGGCGGTGCCCGACTTGAATGAAGGGCATTATGAATGGTTCATGGAAGAGTTTGAATCATTCACACGCAGACAAGAACTGGAACGTGCCATCTTGAAATCAGCAGACTTGCTGGAAAAGGGCGAGTATGGTCCAGTTGAAAAGCTGATCAAAGATGCAGTACAGATCAGTCTGACCAAGGACATGGGCACAGATTACTTTGCTGATCCGGCAAGTCGTATCAACAACTATTTTAACTCAGGCGGGCAAGTGAGCACAGGATGGGCGCAGATGGATCGATTGCTGTATGGTGGATTCAGTCGCGGCGAGCTGAACATATTTGCAGGCGGCTCTGGCTCGGGCAAGAGTCTAGTCATGATGAACATCGCACTGAACTGGTTGCAACAAGGACTCAGTGGAGTGTATATCACATTGGAACTGAGTGAGGATCTGACCAGTTTGCGTACAGATGCCATGCTCACAAACATGAGCACCAGAGACATCCGCAGAGACATTGACACCACTGAACTCAAGGTCAAGATGATGGGCAAGAAGTCTGGCAACTATCAAGTCAAAGGCATGCCGGCACAGAGCAACATCAATGACATCAGATCATACTTGAAAGAATATCAGATACAGACCAGCAAACGTGTGGATTTTGTCATGGTTGATTATTTGGACTTGTTGATGCCAATCAGTGTCAAAGTCAATCCCAATGATCAGTTTATCAAAGACAAGTATGTGAGTGAAGAACTGCGCAACTTGGCCAAAGAACTAAAGATACTGATGGTCACTGCATCGCAGTTGAATCGTAGTGCGGTGGAAGAAGTAGAATTTGATCACAGCCACATCGCGGGTGGTATCAGTAAGATCAACACAGCAGACAATGTGTTTGGTATCTTTACCAGCAGATCAATGAAAGAGCGTGGCAAATATCAGATCCAATGTATGAAATCGCGTAGTTCCACAGGCGTGGGACAAAAGATTGATTTGGAATACAACATTGAAACCATGCGCATCACGGATGAAGGTGGAGACGAAGGAACTGGTTACACCAAACCACAAACATCCATTATGGATTCAATCAAAGCTCGTGCAAGTGTTACACCAAGTGAGCCTGTTCAGACCGGTAATGCTTGGGAACGTGCTCAACCCAAGCCGGGAATAGATCCATTTGATCCTACTCCCAAGATTGGCGTAGAAGTACAGAGCAACAAGCTCAAGCAGTTGTTGGGCAATATCAAGAAATAATTAGATAGCAGTGGTCACAGCAGTCCAGCTGGTACTGCCGGTGGTATTCACATACAAACGTGTGCTGGTACTAGACCCACTGGTGTTAAGATATAAACTACCTTGCGCTGCTGCCAGTGTTGGCGCGCCAGATCCAAAGAATACACCTAATTGTGCAGTGCTCGACATCATTATGCCAGCGCCTGCGGTGCCGCCAACTGGCACTGCGGTACCGGCTAAAAATAATACATTACCGGTAGTACTTACCTGACCAGCTGTTAAAATATTTCCACCTGTGACATTACCACTAACTGAGACAGTTGTGCCTGTATGAGTAGTTGCATTTACATTGGCTCCGCCCAGCACATTACCACCTGTGATATTACCGGTCACACTAACAGTGGTGCCAGTATGAGTAGTGGCATTCACATTGGCTCCGCCCAACACATTACCGCCTGTGATGTTGCCTGTGGCTGATACCTGTCCTGCTGTGCGTATGTTACCACCTTGCACATTACCAGTGACTGTGGATAATCCTGCGGTTATCAAATTGCCACCTGTGACGTTACCAGTTGCACTGACAAATCCAGATGCAGACACATTTCCCAACGCAATGTCTGTCACAGTCACATTACCAAATATGTCACCACCCACATACAAGTTTCCTGCGATTCCTACCCCACCGGCCACGATCACCGCACCTGTGATAGTACTGGTGCTTGAAGTAGTAGCTGCTACATTCACAGTGTTGGTATAATAACTGAGAGGTCTATTCAAATCAAACACAGTAACAGTAGTACCACCATCACTGGTCACAAATCCAAATTCGTAATACCCTGTGGCACCAAAAGTAATCACGTTAGAACTGATACCTTGTATACCAGTCACACCCAGTGTGACCGCAGCTGGCAAGGTCATGGTGTAAGAAGTATTGGTGATGTTGACTTGCACACGCATCATGCCCACAGTACCGGCAGCGGGAAAGTTAGAGAATCCCAATGTTATGCTACCAGTAGTACTCACAGTTTGATAATGCCCGGCAGAATAATCCAATGTGACAGATCCTGAGGTAACAGTATTTTGAACCAAGCTACCAGAAAAGTCTCGGATCAGCGCAGAGTAGATCAATTGATCTGCCATGTTGTTGTCCAGCGTGGTACCACTCAATGCGCTTTTGAGAATGGCTTTGTTTTCCAGATCTGTTATTTCATTCTTGGCATAGGTAAAATTTGTTTGGATGTTGGTAAAGTTATCACGAAATCCCTGTGTATTATTAGGTACGCCGGCTACTGGGTAGTTGCCATCGATGTTTTGTGGGTTGATGCTGCTGGTCATTGGTTGGTATCCTTGTAATAGATATTTATTCACATCCAGAAATCGCTAAATAATCCAAAGGCCATTGATTTACATGCAAAAGAAAACACGCAGCATCCTAGAAGAACTGGACAGTCTGTACATCGAACGCGATCGTCGGCTGGTCATTGAAAATCGAGCGGCCACCATAATAGCCAATGCTGTGAGACTGCTCGAACAAATTGACCAAGAATTTGATGCAGAAACAGCCGAAGCTCTCAACAGGAAATTTCTCAAT